CCTGTGTCATCTAAAGCATCTAATGCCTGTTGTAATACTTCTTTACTCATGTGTTTAAATCCTTTAATCTTTTTTCGATAGCAGAAAAAACTTCATTGTCTGTTTTGTGGTCAAGCCAAGAACTGAATAAAGATTTATCCTCGTCTGTCAGTCCTATCCAAGGCTTTTTATAGTCTTGAATGTCATCGTCATCTTCAGCCATGATCTGTCTTTTACGCCATCCTGATACATCAATCATTTTTGATCTCCTGATTTTGCTCGAATGTTCTCAGCGGCTTGAACTGAGTAAAAAGTTGTTTCTGCTTCCTTTGCACAAATCTCACGCTCTTTTTCTGCTACCAGTTTTGCAAATGCCCATAAGGGTTCAAATCCACTTTCACCATGTGCGTATTCCCAACCAGCCTGTTTAGCCAGTTCAATCATTTCTTCTTTAGTCATGCTTGTTCTCCTCTAGCTTCAATTTCATTCACAAGACCCCAAAACCCTACTTCAGCGGCTAACTTGGCACATTCACGGCGTTCTTTTTCTGCTACCAGTTTTGCAAAGGGTTCAAAGCGTGTATCAAATTTTGCTTGATGTTCTTCAAAACCAGCCTGTTTAGCCATCTCTATGATTTCTTCTTTAGTCATTGCAAGGGACTCCACTTTGTTTTAGGTTCATTGGCGTGTTTAAGGTAAAAGTTCATCAAAAATGAGAAAACTTGAACGTAGGTCATTTGTATGCCGCAGTCAGCTTCTAGCCTTTTTTTGATGACATCCACGGAATCAGGCAAATATAACGTGATTCTTTTCATATTAGTTCCTCTTGCCACGGTTCACCTATCATTTTCTTTATGTTGAACAATTCTTTGTGCTCTGGGTAATGTTTACGCCATAAACGGGCGTAAAAGGCAATAAATTCGTTGCTGATCTTGAAGTCCTCGCCTGTTGTTAAGACGTAGACTTCCCATCTAATTCTGTTAATAATTAGCCAATGACTGATCTTTTTACGACCGCTGACTACAGCTTCCAAGCTAAACCGTTCAAAATACTTCCAAATAATAGGATTATCTTTGTGCCATTTGTCAAACTCGGCTTGTCTAACTTGGAACGGTTGCATCATTTACCTCGCACTTCGTTTTTGTAAAACTCAATAGCCATTGTTGCAACCACCGCCGTCATTATTGAGCCAGCTAAAAAACCACCGATAAAAACTACTAATTCAATCATGTTTGTTCCTCAGAATGGGAAATCGTCGGCCATGCTGTCAAAATTAGCTGCAGGACGATTTGTCTGAGGGTGAGGATTAGGAACGCCTCCATCGTCTCTAGGCTTAGGATCGCTCATGTAAGCCCATCCGTCCCAACTACCTTTCATTACAGGTATTGCATCTAATTTAATCATTGGGCCTTTATTTGTATCAATAATTGAACCGATTGTTAAATATTTGTGTTTTTGATTGCCGTCTTTGTCTGTATAACTGCTAACAATTGCTCTAATTTCTTTTAATGTCTTACTCATTTGATGTTCCTTAAAATTTCTACTTTTTGATCGATTTCAGCTAAAAACGCTATTACTTCATCCTCAAGCATCTTGATATATTCATCATTACGCTCAACTCTTTGCACAAATATTTGTAAGTTTTCAGGCATTCGAGGATCAAAACTCACAAAATCGCACCACTTTCTGCCAGTACACGCCATTTGCCATTGCATCTGTGGGATGTATTTAGTAGGAACTTTTTGATTAAGCAATGTTTCCATTTGTGTCTTGCTTTCGGGGCATTTGATCTCTACCAAGCCATCTTCACCCACAAACCCATCAGGACTTGCGCCTGACATTTCAATGGTAGGGTGCGTGATAAAGCCTACTTCATCCACAAAAACGTCCCTATACAACTCATAATGCTGCCTTGCTTGGGGTTCGGTAGCTGTTCCCCACTCCATTGCTGCATTGGTGTAAAACTCTGCTTGTTGGCCTGTTAAGCGTTCCAACGTTAATTGTGTGCTGTAGTTCTCTCTGGAGGCGCTAGGGCCTGTTTTTGTTTTGGCAATGACGTTTGATATAGCCGAGGCCGTAACTCGACCAAGCCTTTGTTGATGCCACTCTGGAGTGCGTTGCTCAATCATTCTTGCCCCCTTAATTTATAACCAAACTCTGCCATTCTTTCTTTAATTTCATTTATTGATTTACGTCCAAGATTGGGGGTTTTAAGTAATCTTTGTTCTGTACAACATAGCAACTGTTCAATTGAAATAACATCGTCTGCTTTTAAACATTGTTCAGTTCGTACAGTTAAATTTAATTTTTCAATGCTTGTATGTGGTTCATTTTCTTTGGTACGCATAGTGATAGAAAAATTGGGTCTCGGGTTTTCTATTTCATTTCTAAAAGACCTTGCTTCTTCTAGTGAATTAAATTTAACGCATACTTCCCATTTATCTACCCACATTGGTTCACCAGGCATCGTGACTGTTCCTCTTGCCTCTTGATATTGCTTTAAATATATTTCTTTAGTCATTTTCATCATCCTCTATGGGTTCATAATGTCCGCAAATAGCACAATGCAAGTGTCTGCGGGTTTCAATAATCTCTAGCTCTCCTAGAGGGCAAACTGGGCAAGGTAAATCATCCATTAAAAGCCTCTCTTAATTCATTTTTTACTTTGTTGACCATTTCTTGCCATTGTTTTTCGTTGTGGCACGCTTGATATGCAATTCTGAAACTAGCTTTTAGCTGTTCTTCATTCTGTGCTTCACGCATCTTGTCAACCAATAAACCTAGTGAAATTGGATCAACATGGCTTTTAACTGGCAAATTAGGCTTTGGCTTAGATGCTTGGTTGCCGTCATCATCTTCAGGAGCTATTCCACACGCTGCCATCAAGCTATATCTGCGAGCATAGGTCAAAGCACTCGCATAGCCCTGGGGATCGTGCTTAACCGCTGGAAAGTGCAATTTGCCACACTCCATTGATTCGCCTGATTCGTGAATAAATATTGTTTCCAAAATAATGCCGTTATCGCATTCATAAGTCTTTTGAAGTAAGAATATGCCGTTGTCATTTAAAGCGTCTATAACCGCCTCAACGCACCCAGCAAGGTCAACATACCTTGACTTGAAATGAGGGTTCACAGACTGCTTTAAAGCAGGATTAAACGCCTTTTGAGCTTTAACCAATGCTGTTGCTATTTCTTTCATACATAATCCTTAGTTATTTCTTTGATTTCTTCAATTGTTGATTCAAGTTCTTGTCTTAAAAACTCAACTTCAGCACATAAGCGTTCTGTTTGTGATTTGTAATAGCCACATTGAAATGCAAAACTGTCGTTAAGCTGATACTTTGACATTGCTTCTAAACAATTAGATTCAATACGTTTAAATTCGTTCATTACGCTCTCCAAAAGAAAATGTCTAACAAAATCACTACAAAACCTACAATACTGACCACGGTCATTGTGATTTCTAGTGTGTTTGCTTTGTGATAAAACTTGATGATTGATGCGCCGTTTTCCATCGTGTTAGGAAATGCTTCGTTTAATGTTCTGTAATACTTCATGGTTTTAAATCTCCTGTTGCGATTAAGGCTTGATTGATTATGTGTAGGGAGTGAGGTATGCCAACTTTGACCTCATCTAAGATCAAGTTGGCTTCTTGTTTAGTCATTGCTTAACGCAATCAAGAATGGTGTAATCTGAAGTACCAAGGCAACCTTTATAAGATTTGCCAATGGTGAACTCAACTGATGTGAGTTCTGTGATGGTAAGACCTTTTAAAAGGCCGCCGGTGAAAGTTTTAGTAACCAAGAACATAGTGTTCTCCTAAAAAGACCTCTTAGCGAATTGCTTAAGGCATGACGCTATGTTAACTTAAATTAACTAGAGGTCAACAACTATTTACTAGGTATATTCCCTAATATGTTGTATTTATTTAAATGTGTTGTATTTTGGTTAATTCATGTTAACATTAACACATGACTAAAGAACAAGCAATCAAATTAGCTGGCAATCAGTACAAACTTGCAAAAATACTCGGTATTACAAGGATGGCCGTTTGTCAATGGAAACAAATCCCCCAAGCGAGAGTATGGCAATTGCAATTATTGCATCCTGAATGGTTTTTAAATACTTGATTGTTTGTTTTTTGTGTATAATTGTTTTTGTCTGAGTGGCATCAGACGAAAGACGCGGATTGTTGAACCCCATAGTTTCCTGTGTGGTCTTGTCAGACGGCAAACAATTCTTTTGATTCGCGTCAATCGTTTGTTGTTGCTCTCGCCAAGAGCCAAGACCACAGAGTGAATTATGGGGTTTTTGCTTTTGGACAATCTAAATGCGGTACGTCGGTGGTTTAGATTGAGATACCCTGAAACACGAGCAAACCAAATCAGGGAACGTGGGCGAATTGCTAGAGCGTGGTGGTTTTAAATAGTCTGGCATAGTGCGATGCGATGACATGGCTCCGAAGGGAAAGTCTCGAAAGCATAGAGCGAAACTGATGTTTTGACACGGTTAGGCTATGCTTTGCTCAAACAATCACCAAAGGGAAATACTTAATACATTAGATAAGTTAATTATTAAAGGATTGTTATGCCAATATATTTAAGTAAAGAATTTGAAACTGAAGTAACTGGTGATGGATGTGGTTTTATTTGCATTACTCAAAAGAATGATAAAGATGAAGAAGTTGTTATTTGGCTATCTACAAATCAATTTCAAACAATCTTTAATCATGAAAAATTTATATTAAAAGAAGCCTTAAATGATTCTTCAGAAACCAGTTGACCATTACGCCAAACTAGCAATGATGCCAGAATGGATTGATTACGTCCGTTACCAGGTTAAACAAATGGAAAAAGACCCTAGCGGACTGTGGGTTGGTTTAGGCCAAGCAATAGCTGACAGAATTAAGGAATTAAATGTTTCAAGTAACATTCAAAGTTGACGGCAACCCCCAAGGCAAAGGCCGTCCACGTTTTGCACGCATGGGCGGTTTTGTCAAGACTTACACCGATGCCAAAACAAAATCTTATGAAGAACATATAGCTTTTTGTGCCAAACGTGCAATGGGGGCTTCAAAACCGCTTAAAACGCCAGTAGATGCGTTTATTTACATCTCCATGCCCGTTCCTACTTCGTACAGCAAAAAACGCAAGGAAGCCTGTTTAAACGGATCGGAGAAACCTACGAAAAAGCCCGACATAGACAATGTTTGCAAGCAATTTTTAGACAGCATGAACAAAATTGTTTACGATGATGACACTCAGGTTGTTAACTTGCATTGCACCAAAGTGTATGGCGAACCATGTGTTGAAGTTTTAGTGAGGGAAACAGAATGAGTACAGCAATTTTGGTTTTAGCCTTGTTTGGGCTAATGTGTTTAATCGGAATGGTAGGAATACTTGTATGGGCAATGATCGAATCACTATCGCACTAGGTTGGAGAAAACGCAATGTCACCAGAAAAACACGCAGAATTCATCGGTAACTTTGCATCTGAATACGCTAAAGCCAAGTCAAATAGAATCGGTTTTGAATTAAAACTGAAGACTGCCAAAGCTATTTTGATGAAACAAGCGTTTGCCAATAAAGTCACCCAAGTAGCCGCCCAAGAACGGGATGCACTAGCAAACCCTGATTACATAGCTTTAATTGATGAGTTAATGTTAGCCGTCAAAGAAGAAGAAACTTTGAAATATCAGCTTCAATCTTCCGATCTGCAAATTCAGATTTGGCGCACCCGTGAAGCATCAGAACGATTAGCAATAAGGTCACACGAATGAAATGCCCAACCTGTTTTAGAAACGGTAAGATTTTAGAAACAAGAACGAACAATGATGACTCAAAACGAAGACGATACGAATGTACGCAAGGACACAGATACAGCACACGTGAAGTCTTATTTGAAGACCCAGTACGTGAGGAGCAAACGCTTATTAGAAGTAGTGTCAAGCCTCCAGTGCCAGCATTGTGGCCACTATCAGTCGCAAGCGTGTCACTCTAACTGGCATGGTGGTAAGGGTCGAGGCATCAAAGCAAGCGATAACTACGTTGCCGCACTATGCCAATCATGCCATCACGAGGTCGATCAAGGTCACCGCTTAACAAAAGAAGAACGCCAGACTATGTGGCTCAACGCACATTTGAAAACGCTGCATTTTCTTTTAATTACCGATCAATGGCCTAGAGGCGTTCCTGTGACCGATTTGTATTTAAAGAAATACTTGCCTATTGCCTAAGCCAACAAGACTTGAAGTGCTTTAGATGTTTGTGCAATTCGGTCTTGCAGTCCTATTAAACCGCCATTGATTCGTTTGCACATTTGCTCTGGACTATCCACCAATTTGTCGCATCCATGCGTTTTCCAAAACCAACCCGCAGTTAGCGCAGCAAACATTGGTTTTGCAACTAGATCAGGATTCATCACAAAGTCTTGCCCTAAGCCTTGTCCAGCGTGCCAATAGTTGTCATGTCCAGTTAGCTGAAAAAGCCCTCTGCCCCTGAACCTAAACCCATCCCCACTAGCTTCATCACGATTGCCCATACGATTACAATAAATGTGATTGGCTATCAATTTAGGCTGGCGGGCATATTTGTTTGCTTCATCCATTGTTGGAAAGCGTTTAGGCCACAATTTCATCAGCGTTTCAGCACGATAGTTAAGGTTTTCTTCTAATAGCCTAAAGTGACCTGATTCGTGACTTGCTTGCCCAATAAAGGCTGCTTGTTCTTTAGGACTGACCATGCCAAACTTGACAAATGTTGCATTTAACGGCTCAGACCATTCAGATGCGATGCCCAATGCGTGCAGTTTTTCAGGGCTAATCATAAATACTCCGAAACTTTAACAATAATAACGATCAGCCCTACTAGGGCAACATAAGCAATAAGCACCTTATTTTCCCACTTCATTTACTTTACTCCTGACGGCGTTGTAGAAGTCGATACAGGCGTTTCGTTCGGTGATAGCTTTGTCTCCTTCGCTTGCGATCTGGACAATATCTCTAATAGTCTGTCTGTCAGATTCGCTCTGACCACCACCCCCACTTCCTGTGGAAGTTCTGGCATCTGCGTTGGTTTGTAAACAACTGGAGGTGTTGAGGCGCAATTCGCCAGAATCAATGCGCTTGTTAATATCAGACTGCTTTTGATTAATTGCATCTTTGGCCTTTCTTAACGCTACGTTGATAGCCTGCTTTTGCTTGTCTAGCTGGGCTTCTTTTGCCCTAGCTTCGCCATTAAGTCGATCAATTTCAACTTGATCTTCAACAACACGCCTTTGATAACCGTGATGATCTGCGACATAGTAAACTCCTAAAAAACATAAAACAATGCCAAGGATTTGCATCATTAAGGCATACGTTGCCACAACGGGCAAAATCTTTGCAAAATAACTTAAAAAGTATAAAAGAGCACCCCCAAATAGGCTGGCTAACGCCAAATAATACAAAATATTGTCAAAAAACGTCCAAAGTAGGCTAAACATTGTCCGCCCTTGCGTGTGCCATGCGCTCACGTTCCTCATCACTTTCTAGTGTGGGCGGTGTCGTTGGAGGCGGCGGCGGTGTCCAACTTTCGTCTAATTGTGGGTTGATAAATGTAGGCATCCCACCAAAAGGTTGATTAGATGGCTGATTAAACCCCATAGGCTGACCCATAGGATAACAAGGCATTTGAGGCGCTGTGGCTTGTTTTACGCCCGCTAAAGTGCTTGCAACACCTCCAGCAACACGTTTCCCAACAATACCCCCAATACCGCCCACGAGCAATAACACAATGTCATTAAGCATCTTGGTGTAAGCCTGGTCAATTGGAGCCATAGCCTTAATAGGCTGAACAACAAAAGTAACGCTATAAAGTAAAGCAATAACAATAAAAAAGAGAATGCCAGTAATGGCAAGCACCACAATTGCCCAAATCCTGATCTCGATCTCATCGGCTGTTAGTTTGTGGTCTGGATGGTTGCTGAACAGATTCAACTTGTTTCTCCAATACTGGGGCGGTTAGGTATTCTGGACACGTTTGCGTAAACAGACAACGCGGCTTTTGGCATTCTTTGTCGTTAAAGTGGTCAAAATCTTGGCATATATAGCGTGTTCGATCTTCACAAGATACCAACAAAAAAGCTAAAAACAACCATTTCATTTTTCATCCAATTTCTTTATTAACTTTTGAACCTTGATCTCAGTTTGCCGAATGTCCGTGTACATCCACATCAAGACGGGCATAAAAAACAATATAACCGCAAGCAATATCACAATCACGATGATGAAAAAGGAATCATCGCCATTATGCTTATCCACACCCAAAGAATCACCATTGCCGTTGCCGTTGCCACCATGATTCTGTGTTGAATTCGGTCTGTAACCTGTTTTCGTTGCCATGCCAAAGCCTTTTTTCTGTCCGATTCTTCTTTTCTAGCTATTTGCTGCTGGTTGGCAATGTGTCCGATCATTTTGTTTACACGGCTATACAAATCCTTCATTTCAGCGGGTACATGGTAAACCATGTATTCACGCAATTCCTCGTTTAACTTTTCCATCTGTAAGTTAGCAATTACCAACTTAATTGCAATATCTTGGCCTTCTTCATTTCCAACCGTTGTGGCTAAATGTTCTTGTTCTTCCATGTAGGCTTTTAGACCGTTATATGCGTGAAAAAACTTGGTCAGCGCATCCGCTACATCAGCATAAATCTTGTTTTCGTCAAATTCTGGCGCTTTTTGTTTTACTTTCTTTTTTGGTTGTTCTGCTTGTTGAACTGCCTCAACTCTCTTATCGCTAGAAAAAAGGCTAGTAAAGAAAGCCCAAATTCCTTTAACATCGTTTTGAGCTTGCTTAACATCTTTTATAACACCATCAATTTCTTTTTTTGCATCGACAACGAATTGTCTACCTTCTTTGTACATTTCACATGATTCTTTAACCAGTTTAAATGCACTAGAAGCCAATGCGACAAGGGTGAATGGGTCAATTTGTTAGACCCCAAAAAAATGCTTGAAAAACGTACCAGCCACGCCAGGGCCAAGAAGAACAAGCAACATGACCCCGTAGATCAAATATTCAATCTTGGTCATGCGCTTTTCTCCCTCCCTCAAAGAGTCGGCAATTTGTTTGTAACGCTGATCGCAGACTGCAACATGGACAGCTAAATCTTTTTCTGTGTCGCTCATGGTTCAGTAGGCCATTCCATATCCCAAGGAAAACCACTTTCTTTAGTTAAATCCCTCAATGCTTGTCTGTATGTAGCCCAAACAGTCTTGTCTACTGGTGCATCTGATACTTGTGTCCAGTCCGTTGCCTTGAGTTTTTCATCTCTTTGTGTACGAACAGACTTGGCTTGCTCTGCATTTTTTGCAGTTTTTGCCTCATCGTCCATCTCAGAAACGGAATACTTTGTAAACCATTGACCATCAATTTCTTGAACGCCATCTCTGAACGCTGTTTGATAGCGTGTAGGACTTGCTTGTGGGCCTTCAAATACCACGCTTGCGCCAAGAGACGAAAGAATCTCAGATGTTGTGGTTTCCCATGTTCCACCACCGTTTTGTTTGATGTGTTGTCTAAATTCTGATTCAAACATCACTTGACCGTCTTGTGTTCTAATTTCCATGATTGTCCTTTAAGCAATTGCTAAGAAAATGTAAGTTGCAGTAGCAATGTTAGTAGTAGTAACTGCTGTTGCACCCAATGTAAAACCACCAGTAGATGCGTAAACACCATTGTTGCCCGTAACTTGCGCATTTCCATTATTCCATAATAAATATGGACTTGATCCACTTGTTAAACCATTTGCAGAATCAAATACATACCAATTACCAGTTGCATCAATACGCTTAATAAGCACAAATCTAGCTCCACCTGTAAAACCGCAAGCAATTGCTTGACCTGTTCCGTTACCTGTGTAAGTGCCGACTTTACTTACACCAGCGCAAGTGGCAAACAAATAGGCAACATAATTAATACCACTAGAATTGATGTCTGCAATATTTCCACCAGTATAAAAATTTGATGCCGATGGTAATTGTGTTCCAAAGATGCCTGAATTGTTATTTTGAGCAGCAGTACTAAAACGAAGATTCCAATTATTTTGCGATGAAGAACCGTTAAGATACGCACAATAAATAATCCAATTACTTGTTGTGTCTCTGCTTTTAAAAATCATAAATTCAGGAATAACAGCCAAATTATGAGAACGTGCTGTATTAGTTGTAGCATTTCCTATATAGCAAACCTCATCAAAGAATGATGGGGCGCGTTTAAAGTTCCACCATGTAACTGGTGTTGTAACACCTATTAATGTATTCCAAAGATTATCTACTATAGTTGTATTGCTGTCTAACCCAATACCAGCACCTGTACTTGAGGTTTCTGAATTAGTAGAATTTGTATATAAATAATTGTAGTACGACTGTGAATCTCCACGCAAACGATCAATTGTGTAATTATTAAATCCCGCCAATCTATCACTTATTGTTAAATCAACGGGGAAATTAGTGGTTAAAGGTGTTGCTCCACTAGGCGTTGCTATTACAGGAATAAACACCTTAGTCGCATCAGTAGGCACTTTCATCGGGCCACGGCGTATGGCTATGTAGATGTAAGTGGTAGACAACGCATAAGAAACAACGTTAAAACCTGTAGCTGTTGGAAAATATTTCCATCCTCCTACGGCTTCGGCAGAAGATAAGTTAGCCCATAATGCGGCAGAAGAACTATCTGTAGGCCAACCCCTCATGTTATCTAGCATATACCAATCGCCAGTAGCAGACGACGCTTTTCCAATTAAAAATTGAGGCTCATATCCTAGATTTACTGTAGCATTTCCACTTCCATCAGTAGTAAAAGACCCACAACTAATTACATTATCTGCACCAGTTAAGCCAAAGCCTCCAGCATTAGATGCAAATATATAGGCAACATAGTTTGACCCCGAAGCATTTACAGTTGCATCAGTTCCAACGCTAAAAACTGTGCTTGTTGGGGCTGTGCTGTTCCATACTGTTGTTGCAGATGCTTGTGCAGCAGTTGAATTAAGCTGAATGCTGTATGCGGCGCTTGTTAATCCATTGTGATAAACTTGCCAATTAGAAGAGGCATTTGTACGTTTTACAATAATACACGCGGGTGTTGACCCAAGATTATGTGCAATAGTTCTATTTGATCCTGTACCCGTATAAGTTACAACATCAAAAAACTTAGATTGTTTTCTGAATGTCCATGAGGCAAAACTTCCAGTATCGTTATAAGAACTTGCCGCACCTAATGTAAAACCATTTGTTAAAAATGCCGTTAAACCTGCTGTATCTGTAACTTGTGCATTAGCAACATCGGTGCTTAATGCTTGTTGAACTCCACGCGCGGTATCAGTTAATTTATGCGAACGAACATTAGTTCTGCTTTTAATCCAAACTAATCCACCTTTAGTAGAAAGATCAATTCCATTATTGTAAGAAAAAGTCCCGCCATAACCATCATAAAGATAAGTCGAAAACACATCCTCAATGTAGTTAGGGATAACAGACCCACCACCATAAGCATCTGTTGTATTGTTTCCTGAAGTATTTTGAAGTGGCATTGAAAATCCTTATTTATATTGTGTCAAACTTGCCAACACAGTATAAGTTGCACTTGCAGTCTTTACCACGGCAAATCTATAAACATCAAGTCCGCTTGCATTACCCGCAGTAGGCGCACCACCAATCCATTTAGGCGTTACTGATGTTCCGTCAATTGTGACCGCGTTATTGTAGTAAGCAGTAGTGCTTTGAGTAGTCACCAAAGTGAAAGTTACTGACTGACCCGTAGACAATGCTGTGTTTAAAGATGTTCCGCTAGAGAACGCAATGTTTAGCGTCCAGTTATTTGCGGCGTTTGATGTGTAGTACTGAACGCCACCTGATTGAACATAAAAGTTTGTCGTTGCTGATGGTGCTGATGCAACTACGTTAACCGTTTCATTTGCATCAAGAAGCGTTGTTGCAAACGTAGAAGATGATCCGTTAAAAGTTTGAGTTGCTGTAAATGTATTAGATGCGTTTGTTGCAGAAATATTTGCTCCCGCTAATGTTGTCGCACCTATACCACCATTTGCAAGTGGAAGTGTACCTGTTACATTTGTTGCCAAATTAACAAAAGTAGTGGAAGTGCTACCAGTTCCACCATTAGCAATTGCTAAAGTACCCGCAACCGTTACAACACCACCTGTTGCTGTTGATGGCGTTAAACCTGTACTTCCAAATGAAATAGTTGTAACACCTGTTACTGATGGATTCAATAATTGAAAACGAGTTCCATCATATTCAATTAAATAAACTTGACCAGTTACAATGTCACCCGCAGCCAATGCAGTTGATCCTTGCTTGGTTATGCTTTTAGCACCCAAACTGTTTAAATTAATTGTGGCTGCGCCTGTGTTTGTACCAGACGCAACAAATGAAAATTTATTGCCTGTGGCATAGGCTGGCAATGCTGGTGTTAAAGAACCCGTCAATGTGTCTGTGCCTGTAACCGTTGCAATAGTAGTTGCACCCGTTTGCAATTGCCCGTATTGAGCCGAATCGGTTGCAGAAGAACCAGCGCCCAAACCTGTTATTTTAAACCCACCCATCGGAATATTTGCAGTAGGTGTTGTCTGACCATCTTTGGTCAAAGCTGTAGTTAGCCCTGTAGCCAAATCAGCGGTTAGCAAATTAAATGCTGTGCTAGTGATGGTTGTGCCTGTAACAACAGGTTGTCCCGATGTATTGATATTGAACGTGCCCGAACCGTTGTAACTCATTTTGTTTCCTTAATTATTGGTCAATATTTTGGCCTATTGTTGAGCCAATACCCGTTTGAGTTTGCGTTGATCGTTTATTCAAAGCACGAATCAATGCCGCTGTTTTTTCAACTTCTGCTTGTCCTTGTGTACCCCGCAACAATAACATTTTAGCCAATTCATTGCGTGTTGTCTCAGGCATTTGGTTCACAACTTGCCCAATCCTATTTTTAATATTTGAAGCCTCACCAGCAGCCGCTAAGGGGTTGCCAGTTGCTACGTTTGCCATTGCTTTGCCCGCTTGGATTGTGGTCGGCATTATGCCCAAATCTTCAGCGCCAGCTATTCTAGAAAAAGTCCCAGAACCACGACCAACTTGCTCTAATGGCTTTAATCTAGCTTCTTTTGAAACTTCTTGAGCAAATTTTTGGTAATTATCGCCAAATATCTCTTTTAGTCTGTTGCTAGTAGTAGGCTCTTTCCACATCTTTAGCAATGAAGTCTGTCCAGCCTCTGTGCCAACTTTATCTTTTAAAGATTGCAATGCGCCTATACGGAAAGCCTCTAATTCGCTTTTAGACATATTGCCCATAAGATCAGACAATGCAATATCGTCTTGTCTCATTGCTGTTCTGCCCTTAACAACAGCATTGCTTAATTGAGATGGGCCCGCATAGGCATCCAAGGCTTGACGATAAATTGAACCAGCTTCATTTTTTGGCGATAAGTCTTCAAGTTTTCTTGTCAATGACACTCTCAAATCGTCATATGCTCGGCTTGTGTTGGTTGCTTTACCAAATTCGCCACGAGCAGATTCACCCATGTCATAAAGTGATTGCTTAACAACATCCAAAACTTTAAGTGGCACTTCATCACCCACTTTTAACTTAGATAGATTAATAGGCAATTCTCTGTTCAATTGGTTCAGCAATTTAGCTTTACCATGCGCTGATTGTGCTGCTTGAATTAATGCTTGCAAACTAGGGTCAACTTTGACCGATACGTCTTCAAGTTGTCTATATAAAGGTGCAGAAGTTGCTTTTTTAGTTGCATCCAATGCCTCTAATGTGGCGGTAAACCCTTTTCCTTGAGTGCCTAAAGCCTCGTCTGCTGCGTTAATAAGGCGTTCGGGTCTAAACGTCTGTTGCTCACGAATTCTGCGCTCCACAAGGGTTTTAGCCTGTCCTGGCATCGATGCCAACACATCCAATTGAGCCAAAGCACTTGGCCCACCCGCTTGGGAAATACTTGCATTAGGGTTTAAACCCATTTCTCTAGTTACACGAATTAAAACAGCATTTGCACCTTCTTCATTTGATCCACGTTGCAAGGCTTGCGCTAGTTTAATTCGTGCCGCTTCTTTGGCGCTTTCAGGAATATATCGTTGAGCCACATTGCTCCCCACGTTATAAACGCCTTGTCCAGCGCCCGATAAAACACCACCCGAGGCGGCTGCAATTGCGGCTCTTTTTGCAATATCTTCAGCAAATGTTGTTGGATTAGTGACGGGGTTTATAGTAGAACCGCCAACCGCAGAAATAGCGCCTTGAGTGCCAGCCATTTTTGCAGCCATTGCCATTTTTTGTGCTGCTGACAATGCTTCGGCTGTTTGAGCCGCTTTGCTTGTCATGCCCAAAGGAGTAAGCAAAAGTGGTAAGCCACCAACCATTTCGCTCGCAAATGCCGTCTTAGGGTTTGTTTCCCTAAATTGCTCATTTACGCCTTTGATGTAATCACGAGTATTTGCATAAGCCTCGGTTGGGTTTGCATTTATGCCATGTTGCAGAATATCTAAGCCCGCTGCGCCCGCACCAGCAATCTTAGGCGCAAAGTTAAGCGTTAAGCCTTGAGCCGCTGCCAAACCCATCTTGCTTGGCATGGACAAGTCAGCCTTTCGGCCTTGAATCATTGCGGGGGATTCTACTTCTTGGTCTACCGCTGGCTGTGAAGCCCTCAATTCCATTTTGGGTTGAGTGATTTTTACAATTGCTGCATTAACTTGATCGTCCGACATTGTGACGGGAAAGTTAACAGGCCCATAATTGGGTATCTCAACGGTTTTAAATGCTTCAGCCATTATTCAACCCTTCCAGTTGCGGGATTGTATGTAGGAATCCGTGTTTTGCCCGCTTTGGTCATTGCATTGCTCATGCCAGTTTGAATTGCATCTCTAAATCTAGACATTGCACCTCTAAACGCATCAGGTGATTGTGCTGTTGATGCTTCTGTCAATGCGGCTGTGGCCTTTGCGCCCTCAATCTCAGAAATTGCGCCCGTTCCCTTCATGCGTTGAACAGCTTCAAGGAAAGCACCGCCTTTAACTTGGTCATAAAGCGCTTTAAAGTCAGCGCCTTGTGTACCACCTTGGAATGGCTTGTATTCAAACGGTATGGTTGTCCCGACAACATCTTTTAAACCTTTATGCTCTGGAATAATTACGTTGCCGTTTGCATCTTTTGCACCAATCATTTTATCGATTGAACTAATTAAAGTCTGACCTTGTTGCATAACTTGTGGCAATCCTTGTGCCGCTGCTTGTTGTTCTTTTAATTGACCAACTTGCAACTCTTGTTGTGCTTTTGGAGACAAAGCGTTAACCAAGGCTTGATTAGGCGACACAGGCGCTGTAACAGCTTGTGGCTGCATAGGTTGTGGTCGAGCTTGGGGCGCTTGCACATTTGCTTGTGGGACGGGTTGCTGAACAGGTTGTGGCGTTTGCATATTGGGTTGTGCTGTAGGTTGCGCTACAGGATTTGGAACTCCTCCAGCTTTCATTCCAGTATTGAAATAAAGATCAGCCGCACTAATTCCAAGTCTTGCGCCCTCATTAGCAAGAGTGGCCTTTTGATTTGCACTCAAACCATTAAATGCACGATCAGAAATGGCACGCTCTTGTGTCAATCTTGCTTGAGTATCTGCGCTTACTGCGGGGACTAATAAAGAGAAATCTTTACCACCACCTTCGCTAAATGCTTTCAAACTCGCGGGTGTGTATTGGGCGGGGTTAACATTGCTAAATGGAGATTTAGCATTGGCCTTAAACATTTCAACACCCGTTGTTGGGTTAAATGCCACATCACCTTCTTTAAGTATTACAGGCGCTTTTGGTGCAAGTTGGCTCATGTACATATTCATGGCTTGTTGCTGCATACCAGGCGTTTTAAACTCGCCAATCAACGATGGATCAAGCACACCAGCCGCTTTTGCGGGCATAGCGGGCAATGTCATAGCCTTTTGTTGGTCAGGCTGCATTTGAGCAAATGTGGGCGCAAGATTTGGATTGTCTTCAAAATCTCTAGCAGTTGGCTCTTGATTGATTTGAGGAGTAGCCGCTTTGCCTTGCAAGCCTTGTATCAATCGTTGAATATCGGCAGATGTATCAGCTTTATATTGCTCACCCAAGGCTTTTTGTTCTTGTTTTAATCCTTCTTGATTTTTATTGGTCAAATAGACTTGAAGCATTTTAGCCAAACCTTGAACAGGGCTAATTGGGGCTTGAATGCCTTGATATGAACCCGCTTGAATAGGCTCAAAGGCTTGCTGTTGCAGAATTTCGGCCATTTTTTGCCGTCTGTCCAAATCTTGTTGTTGTAACTGATAAGGATTAGCAACATTAAATTGTTCGTATTGATTAGCCATGTTTTTACCCGTTCAATAAACTGTAATTGACCATTTTGTATCCGCTTGGGTGCATTAGGACGGCTTCAGGCATGACTTTCTCAACCTCATCAGCCATTACGCCACGTTGACGTTCGCCCAAAATGTCATATTCATAAAGACCGATGCCCAGTTTGTGTGTGCCAATTCTTTCAATATTTGACTTTAGTCTGCGATCAGATAATGCAGCAGCACCAAGCCCAAATAATCCAGTTGTTGTGGCATTATTACCCGCTGACTGGATACCATAATTTTGCATATTGGCATTGCCTTGTGCCTGAGCACCAGCAAAAACAGGCGCTGGAGTAATATTAGTTGGGTTATAGCCTTGGAATTGTGGCATTTGCAACTGCGAACCACTCATCAAACCCGTGATCTCATTTAAAGGCTGATTACGCAATGCAAGTTGCGTTTGTAAACTTTGATTAGCCCCACTATTACCAAACTGTGCTGCACCAAGATTTTCATTGTATTGTTGAAGTTGTGCAGCGTTTGCTAATTGTTGTTGTTGTGCAGCAGTATTTTGATTTTGTTGAATTGCTGAATTTGCTGCATTAGATGCCGTCATGCCTTGACCAAAGTTTTGAGCAATTGCTTGATTACCAGCTTGTTGATTTTGCAAATTAGCACCAAAACTTGCCAACTGTGCTTGATTGCCAAATTGACCCGATTGTAATTGTTGGTTAAAGCCTTGGCCTTGAGCCGCATTTTGTGCTTGTTGAGCAGCTAAAGCATTACCAAAGTTTTGTTGTGTTCCAGTATTGCCAAATTGCCCAGTAGCCAATGCTTGATTAAATCCTTGTTGATTTGCAGCAGTATCTAAGTTAATGCCTTGCAAAGCCGCTTGAGTTAACAAGTCATTTTGTTGTTGGCTTTGATCTAGCATTGCATTTTTATATGCCTCACCGCCTGGCACTAAGCCTTGATTTGCCAAATTTTGAGCAGTAAACTTTTGTTGACGTTCCAATTGAGGCGCAAGGCGAGACATAATTGCCGCTTGTCCAGTAGTGCCCGCATTAACAGGCATTTGGGCAACATTGCTTAAATTTAATTGGTTGTTAGCAAGATAGTTATTTGCGTTTAAGTCTTGATTGATTTTGCCAATATTGTCAATTGATGTTTGCAAATTAACAGGCGCAACGCCTCCTTGTGCTAATCCATATTTATCAGCCGCAATGGATGAGGCAGTACCATATTTAAACAAATCAGGCGCACCAGCTATTGCTCCAGAATCACCAAGTGACGTAGTTATTGCTGGGCCAGTATATTGAAACGGCTTATTAATAATGTTCTGTGCAGTTGAAAGCCCTGTTTCACCAAGATTTGCCAATCCTTGTTGAACTCTTTGTTGCGCTTCTAACGTATTTTGTGCCGTATCCGTTAAGGTTTGCTTAATCGTTGGCTGACCAGTAACAGGGTCAAACGTGACAGTCTGACCACCCAAAGGGCCAGAAACATTTGGGTTGTTTAAATAACCTTGTTGAAGCGCTGTTTCTTTGTTTGCTACGCCTTGAGCAGTAGCGGCAGCCGCATAGTCAGGAGTTGCTGGCGCTGATGGGGGGCATAAGAGGGACATTTTTTTATTCCTTAAATTCGTATGTTTCGCCTGATGGCGCATAGTTTGCTCTTTCAAGCAAAACACTCAAATTATTATTTTTCTTGTGGCTAATCATAATTTGACTGACACCATTTACTTTGAGCATTTGCCCAGCTAACTTGAGCAATTTGCAAATACCCATACCGCCTCGATGATCTGGCAACACATAATAAAAGATGTCTATTGCTTGCATTGAGCCATAAAAAGGCGATCTAAAAACCATAAATCCCGCATGACCCGCCAATTCACCCGTTTCGGTTCGTAAGGTAAAGTATGCAAAATTGCCTGTTCTCTCTAGTTCAATCATGCCACCCAAATCGCTTTTTAAGTTGGCACTACCATAAAGTTCAGTCCAATGTTTACCAATAAGCACAACCGCTTCGGCTGAAACATCTGCAAATTTTTCCATTTTTGCGTTCATATACCAGCCCATCCCTGTTGGAAAACCACATCGGTTGAAGCCCACTCAATTTGCAAGCCTTGTGATGCCGATTTTAGCTGAATACCCGCACAGTAGCCAATGCCTGTAACTCCTTGCCAATTATTTGTGATAACTGGGCCACTTGCCCATAATGCGTTATCCCAGACAGATGTGTCCCATGTTCCATAATTGGTAGGACTAAAATTCAAAGCACCAGTTGCATTAGATATATCAAAATCAACATTTATGCCCACCGAAATGGATGGGCTTCCATCGGTAAAGATTGATGGTCTTGCTCTTGTAAAGTACTTCTTAACGCCACGATTATCATAATAATTAAACGCTTGCAAAGCAACTGCATTGATGTCATTTATGTCATCAGTAAACCCATCCCAAGCCATCCCAACAAAACCATCTCCACCAAAATAAGGATTGTCTTCAAAGGTTTCCCAACAATTAGCAGCCCATCCTGTAAACTTTGTCCATGACTTTGTAATAGTATTCATTACAAATTGCTCTTGAGCACCAAGCCCAATAGGTACATTGATCCACAAAGCATTGTTTTTAGCGTGATAAAGCAAAGCCCAACCAAACGAATTTTGATATGTGGTCGTAACCTCGGTAATAGCGCCTTGAATCTTGTCAGACAAATTAACCCTTGGGTCAAGTCGGCTTGATTGCAAAGCTGATGCCAAGGGCAATAAACCATCTAAACTCAAAATTAATAGATCGCCACCATACTTATACAAACAACGCCTAGAAATGGGCGCTCCGAGCTTCCAAACGCCCGCTAAAGCCCATGTACTTGCGGATGCTGGGTCTGTGCCTCGATAAACAATAATCTCGCCCTGAGACGTTACAAACACAAGGTTATCGTCAACGCCATAACCCGCATCAATAGTCCATGCGCTTAGAGAAACTATATAACCGCCCATTCGAGCAATAGAACTCAAGTCTAAAACTTCAGCAGCCCCACCAACTGAATTTGTTGGCAAATACCATGCTTTTAAACTTTCTTTTTCAATAAACCACACTCGGTTTTTAAACAATGTCACATTGTTGAGTTTATTGGTAGTAACTCCAGTAATTGCTATTGGTGAGCTTGATCCGTTAATACTTGACCATGTTGTGCCGTTATAAAGCAATGGGTCATCCACGCCATTGCAAGCATAGAGGAAACTGCCTCCAGGCGTTGTGACATTGATATGTTCAAAACGGCTATTGGTCAAGCCTGTTTTTTCAGCAGCGCCAACAGCACCCTTGCTTGAGCAGTCGTAAATTGAGCCACCAGCAATTGCAAATAACTTGCTCACTGTTCCCGTTTCATAAGCCATTACTGTGTCAACTTGGCCTGTTATGCCCGTTGACCATTTGCTGTATCCACCACGCAAATTAACACTTGAAACAGTTGGAAAAAAATTATTCATTGTCACCGCATCAGTTGGTGACATATTTGCCAATGAATCTCTTACATTCCAACCGCCAACTGGGGCTGGAATGCTTGCAACATTAGCGGCAGTTCTTTGGGCAATTCTTGGCATTATGGTGATGCCCCATAACCGCTATCGGGTATGTTGTCATAGCCCACCAAGATCGTGCCTGGCCTTGGCGCAAACGACAAATTAGCCGCAGACATATCCAAAGCAATAGCCGCTTCCATTTCTTCTAAATAATTGCGATACATTGCTGTAGTGTCAAAACCTTTAGCTTCAAAATATTTCAGCTTGGTTGACAACACCATCAAACGATCAGGATAGATGCAAGTGTCCGAATCATTGGTGAATGATGTTTTTGGAATATCCGTTGAACTATTTACCCAAGAATTTGAACGGTATTCATAGCCAAGATACTCGGCATTAGAGAAGCCAGGCCATATTTGGAAATATTTGCTAAACAAACGCCATCTAATGCGAGGGCCAGTTGCAATGTATCCAGACAACAGCCATTCCCATTGTTGAGCATCTTCAGGGCCTAGCATTTCCCAATGCTTATCTTTATCCCACATTGTTCTTGGAATGATAGCTTCATAATCGCTTGGAAATGCATACTTCATTTTTTGGAAGTACACAGTTGCATCAGTTTGAGCAGTATTGGTTCTTCTATCAACCGTGACGGATGTGCCAGAATCCACCGTTGTGATAAAGGTGTTTTGGTCAATGCCTGTGCCAACCACCATGTAGGTGTTATCTAACCCACTTGTTGACGGAATATCTGTAATAGATGTCCCATCATCACTCCAAGTGCCTGTTGTGGTTAAATACTCAGTATAAAACTGTTTTTGCTTTGTAAGTGTTCGCCAAGGATGTTTGCGGAGAAACTCATATCCACTTGCATTCATTAATGCAAGAATTTGGATAATGTCTTGATTAGTATTTCCAGCAACACTTGTCGGTGTTGTCACGCCTAATTCATTGGTCACTTGCTGCACTAACTGAAGCATAGTGCTAGACATAATTTACACCTCTTTTTTAGGACGCCCTCTTGTTTTTTCAGACAACAAGGCTTTCATTTGCTCTTGTAATTCTTTCAATTCAGAACGGGTTTGTTCTAATTCAATTGAACTCTCTGTTTGATTACGTCTAAGCAGATATGCTCTTGCTCTATCACGCAATCCAACTCCACCCATACCAACACGTTGCAATTGAGCATCGCTTGCCGTAGCAACTTGCTCAACTGTTTGAAACTTTAGAATTTGCAGTTCAGCCATTTGGCTATCTGTAAATTCCTCAGGGCGATCTAGATGCCAATTTTGCAAAGTTGTGCCAATAGCTGGCCCACCCTCTGAGTTTTGCATTTGATAATGTAACCATTGACGAGGAAAACGCTCTTTATGGTCATCACGAACGGGTTGTTCAATGATGTTGTACTTATCGCCAGGAACCATAATTCTCACAAAAGGAGTGTCTTTATAAGGCTCTTTGTCAAATGTATAAAACTCAACGTGCAAATGTGAATCTGCGTTTGCAATATCGGAATCTAGTGCCATTTTTTATCCTGTGGGGATTAAGCTGAAGTGACGGATGCCCAAGTTGTTGCGCTTGGGGCAAAAAGAATCATGCTCTTTGCTGTTGCTAATGTAACAGATGTAGCTGCTGCATTGATTGTTGAACTTGTATTGTAAGGGTAAACAGTAATCGTTTGACCTGAATCATTACGAATACCGACCATAGCGCCCGCTTCAGTTGGGGGCAATTTAACGCCCGTTGAAGCAGATGAAGTTGTGATTGTGTTGAACACAGCCGACAATTGTTTTGCATCAGCAGCCGTTGAACCAGTTGCAACAATGCCCACAGCGCCATCGCCAGCGATAGAGATTGTAGACAAAGGCGAGTTACCAGCGCCAAGAATTCTTGATGGAATAGCCATTTTTGTTCCTTAATTAAAAAGAGGCGGTTTTTATGCCGCCCCTTTTATTTTACACAGATGCTTTAGAGAACCAAGCAACATTACCAGAAACTAGGTCAACTGCGGGCGATTTGTAAGAACCGCCAGTAGCTGCAACCAAGAATGTGGTTGTGTTGATGTCGCAAGTGGTTGTTGATGCTGTAATTGATGCGTTGGCTTGTGCCAATACATAAATACGACCATCAGAACCAAATACTTCAGCACCCAAAGGGCCAAATGTAGGAACAGCCGTACCAGCGCTGTTTGTGTTGGTGTTGACAATATTATTAAAGTCAGTGCCAACGAGGGGGGTGATTGTATATGCCATGATTGATTACTCCTTTAAGCGATCAAAACGCCACAGAATTGTGGGCCTGAGCTTGTCAAATTGCCAGCCCAACCAATCAACTTAACGATTGCATCTTGGTTAACAGCTTGACGCTCACCACCAATAGGCACAAAGTTGCGGTCAACGTGTGGACGGAACATCAAATATTTGGTGTTCAAGAACCACATATGGTTTGCAGTAGCGGCTGATCCGATACCACCATCAAGCACAACATCAGATGCCATGCCAGCGCCATAGTATTTCAATGAAGCAAAACCAGCGCCCTGAGTGGAGTTGCCACCATCAGTAACACGTTGGATTGATTGCATTGATTGCAAATACAAACGGTAATAATTGCTATCGGCAACGATCAAGTCGGGCTTGTCTGTTCCACGAATCAACTGAACAGCCAAAGAATCCATATAAGACTGGATGTTTGAAGCTGTAACGGCTGCTCCGCCATCGGTCACGCCAGAGAACTTTTGTGAACGCCAGAAGCTGTAATTAGCACGATTAATACCACCATATGTACCAGTTGAGGGTGCATCAGGAACCGCTGCGCCCAAACCAGTAATGTTTTTGCCGCTATTGCCTGTGCCATCTGTGTAAATGTCAGAGCCAATACGGTTAGCCAATTGTGCCTCGGCAACCATCATACGACCATCGAGCAAGTCAATAATCGCTTCTTTGCCCGAGTTCTGGATCATTTCCAAGCCAGAGATGGACACAGCAGCAGCGTATTGAGTAATGCTAAATTGAGCAGAACTGATTGGGCTGTTTTGTGACACGTTCAACACTTCGTAACCAGAATATGAATTCGTGTTATTTGTTGTGCTGTCGTTGTACATAATCTCTTGCAAAATCACATTACCGCCTGAAAATGTTTTTACATTTCCACGGTCTTTGAGTCTACGCAAAAGGGCGTTGTTGTTTGTTACGTTATCAGCTAACTCACCAGTACGGCTTTGAATGTTGGTCGCAATGATGTCGCTGATACTGGAATTGGCAAATGCCATAATGATTCTCCTATATCAATTAAAGTCGTGCAGCTATTTGGTCAAATTGCTCTGCCAATAAACTGCGTCGGTCTTGAGCATTGTTTTTGGTTGCCATTCCTGGTGTGGAACTCTTAACCGAAACTGCATTAGCCCTTGCAGATTTCGCTGCTCGGTCTGCTGCTACTCGTTTTGCGTTATCCAATTCGGCCTGTTTGCTGACTTGTACGCTGTCAAATAACTCAGGGTCGAGGCGCACAGCTTTTTCATATGCGTCCTCTAACGTCTGCGCCACACCACTCTGTAGGAGTTGAATCATGGTCGGACGTGCTTCTTCAAAATACTCGGCTTTAGAACTAAACTTTTCAATTTCGCCTAAAAGCTGCTGATTTTGAGCTTGCTCTTGTTGCTGTTTCCAGCCATTTACCTCGCCACGAACATTATTTAGTTCATTTTGAAGTGCATAAATCGTTGGGTCAATCCCTTGTGGGAAATTAACGTCATTTAAGTTTACACCATATTGTTGCGCTAATCTACTAAATAATTGCAATTTTTCTTGCCCATTACTAGTTCGCAACATTTGGTCAGCCTCAAGCAAGGCTTTAATCGCTTTTGGGGTGTCTAAACCCATGCCTTGAATTGTCTGCAAATAAGGGTTTACAACCTCATTGATTTGATCCGCAAATTGCGCCTTAGAGATCAAAGGCTCTACGCCCTTACGCATTTGTTCTTCACGTTGCCAAGCATATTCTTGCATTCTTGGGTCGGCAGTTTGCCAAACTTCGTGATAATCCTTCTTCCAACTTGCTGGAGCACGCTTCCAAATGGGTTCTTCAACGGCTTCTTCTAAGGGTTTTTCATTAGCAGCAGCAGATTTACCAATGTCCTCACGTTGAAATTTAGCTGGTTCATCTTGTGCTACCTCATCAAATTGCTGTGAAAGTAACTCTCTACGGTTATCGGGCGCTTCTGTTGGGACAATGGGTTCTGTAGTATCCAATGTTTATCTCCTATGGTATTTCATTTGATTGGCTTGCTCACGCAATGAATTCATGATTTTATTGGCTTCATTATGGGTCATGTTGCCCAATTGTTGAGCCAAAACCTCACGCCTTTTCTCGCTCGATGGCGCTGAAAGTTTTGTTTCCATTGATTCATTGCCCACCTCAATACATCCATTTTCTCTTAGATGCTCACGGTGTCGGCTTCTGCTCTGTATCATAGAGCCATCAATCATTGATTTGTAAGGAGCAATATCACCCATAATCATAGGTGCATCAACAACTTCATTGGCTTTGTGTTTTTCAACCAATTCGCCATTAACTATTATGTAGGTTTTTCTCATAGCAGCAAAATTTCCTCGTCATCTGATTCGATGTGGTCGTTCCAAATTAACTGCATTTTGTCCAAATTGAGCAACATTTTTTCAATGTCTGTCAATGTGACGTTTTGCTTGGTTGCAATTGTAGCAAATGTTTCTACATAAGGCGCAATTATTTCCTCGGGTATTTTACCCTCAACAATACGTTCATAAGCCGCAACAATCTCGTCTCTGCGCTTTTTATTCTTTTCTTGCTCACGTTTTAGCTGTTTTTTCTGCTTATCGGGGCCTGGATCATGTCGGTCATCAATAATAATAACAGGCATTGGAGGCGTTACATCGCCCACCGAGCCAACCGCTTGGACACCCGTCAATT